TGTCGACCTTGACTCCTTGGCTCAAGCTGCCGCAGCCCTCGTCGTTGTGCCTGAGCCAGCCACTGTCGATCTGGAAGCACTGGCCAAGGCCGCAGCAGAATTCGTGGAACTGCCGAAAGTCGACCTCGCCCTACTGGCCGCTGAAGCCGCGGCACTCGTCGTAGTGCCTGAGCCAATTGCGCCGAAAGAAGTCGACCTGGACGAGTTGGCCCGATCTGCTGCCGCGCTCGTTCCTGCGCCGGTTGTTCCGGTACCAGAAGACGGCCGCGACGCGATCGACCTTGAGATTCTGCCGAGTATTGACGAGTCAAAGCAGTACCCCCGCGGAACCTACGCGGCTCACCGCGGCGGACTGTGGAAGTCGTTCGAGCGCACCCACGGAATGCGGGGCTGGGAGTGCATAGTGGACGGTGTTGACGGTGTGACCGTCACACAAGATTCAGTGCGAGAATTTTCGGTCACACTTAGCAAGTCGAGCGGCGCCGAATCGGTATTGAAAGCTTCTCTGCCGGCTATGATTTACAAGGGCGTCTGGCGGCCATGTGCCGCTGAGCCAGGCGACACATTCACCTTCGGTGGCAGCATGTGGCATTGCGACAAGGCCACCGAGTCCAAACCGGGCGAGTCGTCTGACTGGACCCTGGCCACCAAGCGCGGTCGAGACGGCAATGACGCAGTGCAGATTAAACGGGATCCGCCGGAGGTCGTGAAACTATGATGTACGTCACCCTGGCACGGGCCAAACAACATCTGAACATGGATCACGACTCCGATGACGTCCTGATTGAGGCGTATATCCGCGCCGCCTCCGGTGCGGTGAAAACGTATTTGAAGTCGGCTTCACCGTACGAGGTCGAACGCGACAGCAACGACGACCCCATACTGGACAGCTCAGGTGATCCTGTTTACGTGACGGACAGCGCCGGCGATAAAGTGGTGATGGCCCAAGTGGAAGCCGCCACGCTGTTGCAGTTGGGCTTCCTCTACAAAGACCGCGACGAAAACGCCGACAGCGCCTACGCCCAAGGGTACTTGCCGAAACCTGTCACAGCCTTGCTCTACGGTCTTCGTGACCCGGCCTGCGCCTGATGAGCCGCGCAGGGCAGTACCGCCACCGGGTGGACATTCAGGATTGGCTAGAGGTGCGCGACGAGGAAACGGGTGGCTTTGAAGAGCAGTGGGTAACCACGTTCGCAAACGTCCCTGCCCGCATCGTCCCGGCCAGCGGTCGCGAATTCCTTGCCGCAGCAGCGATCCAGTCGGAGATTGTGGCGCGCATCGTGATCCGTGCTCGTCCAGGTTTGAAGGCGAAGCAGCGGGTACTGCACAAGGGACTCGGCGGGGAACTGCTGGCGACCTACAACGTGCACGCGTGGTTGCCGGATCCGGAGAGCGGGCGCGACTATGTTTCCGCGCCCGTGTCGACAGGGGTCAATGAGGGTTAGTGGAACCGGACTGCGCCATTATCAGCGCCGAGGTCGAAACAAACTTTCCACTCTTGGTATTTTTCCCAGAAGTACCCGCCAACAGCTTCGGCTTTTTCAGAAAATTCTGCGTAATCTTTAGCCAATTTCGCACACACAACCGGCCCAATCGTACCTTCGCAATCGCTAAAGTTGATTTGTTCTGAGAAAGGGCCGGTAGCGCCGCCCCAGCACGCTACGCAATGACTTTCTTTAACTTGGCCGTACTGTTCGTATTTACCTGCGGGATACCCAGCAAGCTTTGCCAGTTCTTCGCGCCAAGCGCTATACCGACCATAGCCGGTAGATAGTCCGGCAGAGTCGCCCCCCACGGTGTAGGCCATTGAAGTTTTCAGCCCCTCGAAGCGTCCCGGGAAATCAGGATTATCGTAAAATTCGACGAATGCGTCGTAGTCGACCAGTTCGCCGTCTTCCTCACGCGCTGCGTCAGGTGCTTCTACCATTTTACTGTGTGCCGAAATATCAAGACCCATGGTGTATCCTCCGTTGAAAGTGAGCCCAGTATTCCGCAAGGTGACACGCATGTCAACTACTTACGTCTGCATCGCTTCCGGCCCCAGCCTCACTGCTGCCGACTGCGACCTCGTGCGCCAGTCGGGCCTGCCGACGATAGCCGTCAACAACTCGTGGCAGCTGGCGCCGTGGTGCGACCATCTCTACGCCGGCGACCTTGCGTGGTGGGACACCTACGGGGCGGATGCGCCGACGACGTGCCAGCGCTGGAGCTGCACGCGACAGGCAGTGGCGAAGCATGGGCTGAACTGGCACGAGAGCTACGGACCGTATAACAGCGGCCTGCGCGCAATCGAGCTGGCATTTAAACTGGGCGCCGAACGTGTGCTGCTGCTCGGGTACGACTGCACCGTCACCAGCGGTACGCACTGGCACGGTGACCACATTGGCACGAAGAACCCGGACGAGGCCCTGTGCCGAAAGTGGCAGGGGCAGCACGGGCGTCTATTGCAGAGGGCGCAGGTGATCAATTGCAGCCGGGAGACCGAGTTGCAGGCGTACCGGTTGGGCCGACTGGAAAACGAATTGAAAAATGTAGTTGACACGTCCGGCAACGGTGGCTAGAGTTCACCACAGCAGCGAAGAAGACCCCGTTGAAAATGGCGTACGATCGGAGGGGGCCAGATGTCGGAACCGTAACCGACCTTCAAAGTCGAGATGAATGTGCCAGCACTCACCAAAAGCCGGGACTATGGAGCTGTAGCTCAGATGGTTAGAGCGCATGCCTGTCACGCATGAGGCCGAGGGTTCGAAACCCTTCAGTTCCGCCAAATTTATACTCTGTGGGCCGGTTGGATCGGCGTCTATGACGAACAGTTCGTTTAGCGGAGTAATTGCCCGCGACATGATCAACTAGCTTAGGCGAAAGAGGGGTCGCTACCCTTCACGGGGTGCTCATCGGAAGGCCGAAAGGCAGAACTAAAACGAGGCGTCGCTACACGCCTACGCTGCACACGATCGACCTGACGCGCAGGGTAATCAGGTGCAGCGGAACCGGTGAGGTACAGTTTTGCAGGGTTGGCGAAGTGGTCTAACGCCCCGGGTTTTGATCCCGGTATTTCCTAGGTTCGAATCCTAGACCCTGTGCCACAAATAGCGGGTGGCGACGTATGGACGTCAAGCGGTCTTGAAAACCGTGCTGCTGGAAACGGTAAGGGTTCGATTCCTTCACCCGCTGCCAATTGGAAAGTAATAAGCGTGAGGACGCTTGACCGTTTGCTAAACGGATCGAATGTAACAGTTTCTGGTTCGACTCCAGTGCTTTCCGCCACACATGGCCAGGTAGTGTAATTGGCAACATGCCGGCCTCCAAAGCCGTGCGTTTCAGGTTCGAGTCCTGACCTCGCCGCCACCTACACCGACAGTGAAACAGCACACCGCTGCGGATCAGATCGGAACGTACCGCTAGGCTGAAAAGCTTGGCCCCGGATAAAGGTAACCGGGTCGAACAACCAGCGCCAAAGACCAGTGCGCCGCAGACGCGGCGTTTCAGTACCGGGGTAAGAGCCGGAAAATCACAGCAGAAAATGGGCAGCAAGTTTTTCCGGAGGCCGCTGTGCCCCTCTCTTACCCGGATTAAGCTTGCTGCCCATTTTCTTAGGAGGCCAAATGCCTAAAAGAAAATGCTATGGGGTAGGAGAGAACGATATGCCTCATATCCCCAGAAAAGGGAGTAAAGAGTACCAGCTTTGGCACAGTGTTTTAACTCGAAGCCTTCGCCGAAAAACTCACGAGGAGAAGCCGACGTACAGGGACGCCTCAGTTTGCGAAGAGTGGCTAAAGTTTTCAAATTTTTACGAATGGCTCTCTAAAAATTACGTGGAAGGCTACGTGCTTGACAAAGACGTGCTGCTACCGGGTAATAAGCATTACGGGCCAGAGACCTGCGTCTTTATACCGGTATGGGTAAATACGCTATTCTCTAATGTGAAAAATGAAACGAAAAGAGCGTTACCTCTAGGTGTCGCTAAAGTGAAAAATAAATTTTTCGGGAGATTCGCAGGAATTTCGGCCGGTCCTTACGAATCTCCCGAAGACGCGCATGCCGCCTATCAGCTAATCCGGTGTTTTGAAATTTTAAAGCGAGTGGAGAAATACAAGAACCTGGAAAACTTTGACCCGAGAGTAGCAAAGGCTATTGAGCAGCTGGCATACTCGACTTAATTTCCCGTGCGTTACCCTTGGCCCGCTCACACTGCGGGCTTCTTTTTGAGCGGAGAACCGCGATGGACTACGAAGCGTTACTGAAAAAATACGTGCAGCATGTGGGCGAGTATGAGGGTTCTACTTTCATAAACTGGCTCAACAGCCCGCACTGCGACGTGAAGTTTACCGACGAGGAAGTGGCCGAGCTGGAGCGCATTTCAGAAGAACTCCACTCATGATTATTCACGGAATGCGCGGCCTTGGCGATAACCTGTACCAACGTGCCTTCGTGAAGCAACTCCCCAAACCCGTGTATCTCGACACACCTTGGCCCGAAATCTA